ACAAGCTGCAACAGGCTCGTCCTATCCAGGTGCTGGTCAACCGCAACTCTGGTGCGACGTACCCGGCATCCAGCAGCTATTCCCCGAGCGCCACGGCACTGCCAAGCATCACTGTGTGGCCTACACCTGATCAGACGGGTGTCTATCAGTTTGTCTACTGGTATCTGCGTCGTATCCAGGACGCGGGAGCAAGTGGAGACACCACCCAGGATGTGCCATTCCGCTTCATCCCTTGCTTGGTCTCTGGTCTGGCGTATTACCTGAGCATGAAGATCCCAGGCGGCATGGAAAGGCTCCAGATCCTGAAGGCTCAGTACGACGAAGACTGGGACCGTGCATCGAGCGAAGATCGTGAGAAGGCTGCGGTACGGTTTGTGCCCCGGCAGATGTTCATAGGCTGAACATGGCTAACAGGTTTGCAAACGGAAGAAAGGCGTTCGGGTTCTGCGACGTCTGTGGGTTTCGTTTCGACCTGAAGAAGCTCAAGAACCTCGTTGTCAAGACCAAGCAGACGCAGATCAAGGCGTGCCCTCAGTGCTGGACTCCGGACCAGCCGCAGTTGCAGTTGGGCATGTACCCGGTGGATGACCCCCAGGCTCTGCGTGACCCCCGCCCGGACACAAATACGTGGTATCAGTCCGGAACGAACGGCCTTCAAACTGACACGGTGTCGGGCACCGGCCCCTTGCAAGAGGGCTTTCCTGGCGAGGGCATGTTGGTTATCCAATGGGGATGGAACCCTATCGGAGGCTCTCAGGGCTTTGATGCACCGCTCACGCCAAATACCTTGGTCGGCGTGGGAGAAGTTGGTACAGTAACGTTTACCTGACAAGGAGTTAAACATGGACGCGATGAAGGCCCTGCGGGCACATGCAAAGAAGCCTGCCAGTGTTGCGCATGGTCCTGGCGCCAAGCTCGCCAAGGGTGGTGTGACCACCGAGATGTCCCAGAAGATGGGTCGCAACATGGCTCGTGTGGCGAACCAAGGCCCGGTCGGGCGCAAGGGGAAGTGACATGATGAAGGCCAAGCCTGTTCCGACTCCGGTCGTGAACGCTGATGCGCCCATGCCGCGCATGGTGGTGGGCAACATTGCTTCCGCTGCGACGCCCCCGGCCAAGACCTCGGGGATCAAGATCCGTGGGACTGGTGCAGCCACCAAGGGCACTATGGCCCGGGGACCGATGGCGTGAACTACACCCAACTGAAGGCCGCTGTTGAGGATTACGTCGAGAACACGTTCTCGGCGACTGACTTCGCCACGATGACGGATCTGGCGGAGCAGAAGATCTACAACACGGTACAGCTTCCAGCGCTACGCAAGAACGTCACGGGGACGTTGAGTCAGGGCAATCAGTATCTGACCACGCCTACGGACTTCTTGTCGGTCTTCAGTTTGGCGGTGTTTCCCACTGCTGGTGGAGATTACACATACCTCCTGAACAAGGATGTGAACTTCATCAGAGAGTCGTATCCAAACCCCACGACGCAAGGTGTGCCCAAGTACTACGCTCTGTTTGGCCCTGTATACAACGTGCCAACGGAGTTGACGTTCATCCTGGGTCCGACACCGTCTGCAGGTCTTACCGCAGAACTGCACTACTTTTACTACCCGCAGAGCATCGTCACAGCGGGTACTACGTGGCTGGGCGACAACTTTGACAGTGTCCTGTTTAACGCTGTCATGGTGGAGGCGGCGCGGTTTATGAAGGCTGAGCAGGACATCGTTCAGTTGTACACCGGCCAGTTCAACGATTCGATCCTGCTGCTGAAGAACCTGGGCGACGGCAAGAACCGTCAAGACGCCTACCGCAGTGGTCAGGTCAGGAACCCGGTGAAGTAAATGCCTATCCTCCAGGGAATGTGCTCCTCGTTCAAACAGGAGTCTTGGCAAGGCATCCACAACCTTCCTGTGGACACGCTCAAGCTGGCGCTCTATACGGCATCAGCAAATCTCAGCCAAGCCACGACGGCTTACAGCCTTTCCACGCCCGGGCAGGTTCCCGCTGGATCAGGATACAACGATGGTGGTGTGACGCTGACCAACGTCCAAGTCCTTCTCTCGGGGACCACTGCCTACGTGACGTTCGACAACCCTGTATGGACGGGAGCGTCGTTTACTTGTCGCGGGGGGCTGATCTACAATTTCTCCAAGGCCAACCGGGCTATTGCTGTGCTGGACTTCGGTGCTGACAAAACAGCCTCCGGTACATTCACCATCCAACTCCCAACAGCAACTGCCACGACAGCGCTGTTGCGCTTCGCATAGGAAATCATCATGCTGAACAAGTCTAAGGCTGGCGGCGTCTTCAAGATCCAGTGCATCGACAAGGATGGCAATCTCAAGTGGGAAGCTGAGTCCCACAACCTCGTGGTGAACCAGGGGTTGCAGTCCATGAACGCGGTGTACTTCTCTGCTGCCACGCAGATCACGACTTGGTACATCGGCCTATATGGCGCTGCATCAAGCAACAACCCTCTTTCCACGGATACGGCAGCGACTCACCCGGGTTTTACGGAGATCACTCCTTACAGCAATGCCACTCGACCAACCTGCACGTTTGGCACGGCCACGACGGCAGATCCTTCGGTGATCACGAACAGTGCCTCTCCGGCGGCGTTCAACATCAATGCCTCTTCTACCGTTGGCGGGGCGTTCTTGATCAGCAACAACACCAAGGGCGGGTTCACTGGTACTCTGTTTTCGGCAGCGGATTTTGCCGCCCCAGGTGATCGATCTGTTGTCAATGGAGACACGTTGAACGTATCGTATACCTTCAGCCTTGATGCGGCCTGATTTACGGTAACTCCTCAAAAGACACCCGTCTTGGCGGGTGTTTTGCTTTAAAAGCCATGATCAAAATCGACTTCCAATTCGAGACCCCTCACGGCAAGTTCGCAGACGCTCTCCATCTGCCTGATGATCATGCCTTCACGGAGGAAGAGATCCAGGCGATGAAGGAGCAGCGGCGCGACAACTGGATCGCCATCGTGACGGCGCCTCCGGTGGAAGTCGAGCCTGCGCCGGAGCCCGTGCCTGAGCCCGAATACATCGAGATCAACGGCGTTCGCTACGTGAAGGTGTAAACATGGCCGATAGGTACTGGGTCGGCGGCACAGCAGCCTGGGACGGCACTGCCGGAACCAAGTGGGCCACTACGTCTGGTGGCGCCGGAGGAGCAAGTGTTCCTACCAGTGCTGACGACGTTTTCTTCACGAACCTGTCCACCGGCACCTGTACCATCTCTACCGGCAACACCGGCGCCAAGTCCATCAACTGCACGGGGTTTACAGGAACTCTGGCAGGAACAGCGGCGATCACCGTGTCTGGTAGCGTCACGCTTGTTGCGGGGATGACGGTGACGTACAGCGGTACGCTGACGCTGAATGGTACAGGGACGTTGACAACAGCAGGGAAGGCGCTGGGACCAGTGACGATCAATGGGTCAGGAATCACTGTGACATTGGGGGATGCGCTGAATACTGGCGGTAATACACTTACTGTAACTCAGGGGACTTTTAATACTGCAAACTATAACATCACAGCGTCTTCTATTTCTTCAAGTAATTCAAATGTCAGAACAATAAACTTAGGTAGCAGCACGGTTACGTTAAGTGGAAATCCCATCAACTTTACAGTAGCTATAAATTTAACATTTAATGCGGGGACGTCGTCTATTGTTTCCACAGCTACTCTCCCTACTTTTACTGGAGGTGGACAAACGTTTTACAACGTCTCTTTTACAAGTACCGCAGTAGCAACCATAGCTATAGTAAACGCAAACACCTTCAACAACCTTGCCATCACCGCACCATCCGCAGCCGGTGTAACCCAGGTCACTTTTGACTCCCGCCAAACCATCAACGGCACCCTCTCCACCACAGGCACCGCAGGCAACCGCAGAGTCTGGTTCCGTTCAAACACCTACGGCATCGCCCAAACCCTCACCATCAACTCAGCCCCAAGCCTGACCGACGCTGACTTCCGAGACCTCTACGTCATTGGCACAGCCGCGCCCATCAGCGGCACTCGTGTTGGAGACTTGAGAGGCTGCAGAGGCATCACCTTCAGCACGCCAAAGACGGTGTATTGGAACTTGGCTGCTGGCGGCAACTGGTCTGCCAATGCTTGGGCTGCAAGCTCTGGCGGCGCGGTCAGCACGGACAACTTCCCGTTGGCCCAGGACACGGCTGTCATCGAGAACACGGGGCTGAATACGTCGGCTACGGTGACGTTCGATACCGCTTTCAACTATATAGGCACGGTGAGCATGTCAACGCGAACAAACGCGATGACCTTCGCCACAGGATCAACAACACCGCTTATATACGGGAACTGGGCGAACGGTTCCGGTACGACGCTTTCTGGTACAGGCGCCCTTACATTTACCGGCAGACAAACGCAGACAATCACCAGTGCGGGTAAAACGTTTACTCAACCTCTGATCGTTGATGCCTACTGAAATTCTGTAGAGCTTGCTGATGCGTTGGACATTGGCTCCAACACCCTCACGGTCACCAGCGGTGCCTTTGACACCAAGAACTACAACGTCACTGCCGCTGCGATTTCATCGACAAACGCTAACATCAGGACGATAACGCTGGGGTCGAGTACGGTGACGTTGAGCGGCTCGTCTCCTGTGGTGTTTACACAGTCTATAAATCTTACGTTCAATGCAGGTACGTCGCAGATAAATTGTTCTTCTTCCGCGGCGGCATTGACGCCGGGCGGGATGACGTTCTACAACGTTTCGCTAACAAGTACCGCAATCTCAACTGCAAGTATTTTGAGCCCTATTGGCGGAAGCACGTTCAACAATCTAACCATAACGCCCCCGTTCGGCACAGGCATCAGCGTTATTCTTTTTAACGATGTAGCCAACGACAAGATAAACGGCACTCTCACTGTAGCGGGTGCTTCGCCTGTCCGACGCATCTTTGTTCGCTCAGACAATCTGGGCGTTGCTGCAACACTCACCGTAGGCACGCTCAGCGCCACGGACTGCGATTTCCGAGATATCACCATTGCAGGGGCTGCTGCGGGCTCTTCTCCGACCCGTGCCGGCAATTGCGGCGGCAACAGCGGCATCACGTTCCCTGCGGCCAAGACCGTCTACTGGAACCTCGCAGGTACTCAGAACTGGTCTGCTACAGCCTGGGCTCCAAGCTCTGGTGGCACGCCCGACATCAACAACTTCCCGTTGGCGCAGGACACGGCTGTGTTTGACAACACGGGCAGCGCAGGGACGGTGACGGTGCAAGCGGCCTGGAATATTGGTACGCTGAATATGTCAGCGCGCACTTCTGCTTGCACGATTGACTGGTCAAATGGAGGCCCTTTT